GCAAGAACAAAAGAACATTCAAAAAAAACTGTCTGAATCAAACAAAGGAATAAGCAGAAACAAACGAACCAATAATCCAATGTATGGAAAAACAAAAATAAATTGCGAAAAGAAACGTCTAGCGGAGATAAAACACTCAGAAACAGCCAAAAGATTAGGATTCTGGGTAGGGGATAAAAATCCTTCTAGAAACAACACCGCAGAAAGAGGAAAATAAAATATCAGACATCATTGTGTGTGACGGGTCTAACCTATTTGTAAGAGCGTTCTTTTCAGCAACTGATACAACATTGCAGAACTCAAAAGGACAAGACACCACAGCTATCTATGTTTTTCTTAGACATCTGAGAAAACTTATAAACGACGAAAAACCCGAAGAGTGTTACATTATTTTCGATTTTGGAAGAGACGTTCGAAAGAAGGGTTTATACAAAGACTATAAAGCTAATAGAAACATCGACCTTGGAGCTCTATCGGGTTACGACCTAACAGTAAAGATGAACGAAATAGAGTCTCGCAAGAGGCAAAAGGCTGTTATTATAGACATTCTGAGAACTCTTCCTGTAAAACTAGTCATCGTAAAACAGATTGAAGGGGATTGCCTTATTTCGTTCGTCGCTAAGCATTTCGTTGACCGAGACAAAACCGTTACAATAGTGTCAAACGACAAGGATTTCTATCAGTTATTGGGTGATGAAAAGATAAAAATCTTCAATCCTCACAAGAAGAAATACCTCAAGAAATCTGACATGGAAGAAGTCTTTCCAATAAAGAACTGCCCTATTGAGTCATACCGACTCTATAAAGCCATAAAGGGTGACCCTTCAGACAACATTCCTGGAATCAAGCTGTTTGGAGATAAGAAGATTCAAGGTTTCTTTGATTTTCTTGGAAACACAGAGCAGGGCTATCCGATGACAGTTGATGATGTTTATGGTGCACTCGCCGCTTTTCCAGAGCTAAAAAAGAAATACGAAAAGTATTTCCTGAATGAAAAAGAACATCTCGAACTGAACTATAAGCTAGTCGACCTGATTGACATGGAGTGGTCTCCTCAATCTCTGTCACTTATTTATTCTGCAATTGAATCTAAACCTACATTTTCAAAGATGGATTTCATGCAGCTACTAATCAAAGAAAACATCAATACGATTCTTGCCACAGTTGACCAGTTTACTGCGCCGTTCAAAAAAATGTTACCCGAAAGTAAATAATGAGATTTCTCGCATACGCCGATTTACACTCCGCTAACATCTATAGTTTCAACGTGAAGAAGACTAAATACAAGTTTTCTGAGTACTCTCGTATTGACGAACTTTACTCGACGCTTGATTGGATTCAGAAGCTAGTAAAGCAATCGAATACAATGATGGCAATCAATCTTGGAGACACATTTCACCAGGCATTGAGGTTTTACATTGAACGTTATAACACAGTCGTCAAATCAATAAACAACATCAATCAGAGCACACTATCGGGTTCAGGAGTGGTAATAGAAGGAAACCACGATAGAAGCGAAAATGTTTCAGCAATCGACACATTTGATGGAGTTTCATCTGCGATTCTGGTTCGTCAATCTGTAAAGATAAAATACATTAGTGAAATCAATTCGAATCTCATCTTTGTTCCCTACATTAGAGACCCTGAGAAAACAAAGGAAATCTTCAAGACTCTATACGATAAGTTCAGCGGAGCCAAAACAAATCAGTATCTCTTCTGTCATCTAGATGTAAAAGAAGCTTACGAAGGAGTCATTTCTTCGACTTATCAAATGGGCAAGTTCAACTCTTACAATGATTTGAATCTTGACATCTATAAAGCTGTATTCTCAGGACACATTCATTTCAAGAAGCAAATAAAAAATCTTTACTACATTGGTTCTGTCTTAAACCACAATTTTGGAGACGCGCTAACTAGAAAAGGCGTTTCTATTATCGACATCGAACCAGATTCATTTCATGTAACATACAAAGAAAATCCATACTGTCCTTTATTTGTCAAGATAAACCTCGAAAGAGAAGAGGATGTAAAAAGAAAGATCGATACGATTCAGCTCGAAAGAAAAAAGTTCGACTACTATACTAACATCTATGCTAGAATCTATTGTTTGAACTCAGAGGAAAGTAAGAAGAAACTTTCTAAGTTTATCAATGATTATAGCCATCTGTTTACGTCGTATGAAACAAAGAATCTAGATTCTGAAGAAGAAATGAGCATCGCAGAAATCGCAGAATCTGTAGATAACATAAACATTTTCGATTTGATTGTAGAGCACGGAACGCGTATCTTAAAATCTCAAGGTAAAAATGAAAACGAAATAGAAGCATACACTGAGAGGCTGAAGAACCTATGCCATATCAATTGATAAATTCGATTTCTAATGATTTTGAATGAAAAAGTCATAATATATACTCTGAATACATTATTCGGAGGTAAAGATGGAAAACTGTGGTGTCTATCAAATAAGAAATATCTTAGACAATAATGTCTATATCGGAAGCGCAATAAACATCAAACGAAGATGGCGAGATCATAAACGAGAACTTAGAAACAATATTCATAGAAATCCTCATCTTCAATACTCATGGAATAAATATGGAGAAAACTGTTTCTTGTTCGAAGTTCTTGAAGAAGTTATAGACAAATCTAATCTTATAAATAGAGAACAATATCATCTAGACAATCTGAATCCTTCTTATAACGTATGTAAAATAGCGTATTCTAGAGGAGGAACTAAGCACTCTGAAGAGACAAAGAAAAAAATAAGTTTGTCTAGAATAGGTATACCTTCGCCGATGAAAGGAAAGCATCATTCATATGAAACAAAAAAGAAAATATCAAAAGCGAACACTGGTAATACCTATGCAAAGGGCTCTATTAGAAATAAAGAATGGAAAGAAAAACAACGAATAGCTCATTTAGGTAAAAAGCTCTCAGAAGAGACGAAGAAAAAAATGTCCGAAAAACAAAAAGGAAATATGGCATTTTTAGGTAAAAAGCACTCAGAAGAGACGAAGAAAAAAATGTCGGAGTCGCATAAAAATATTTCAGACGAAACAAGAAATAAAATGATAGCATCTCATATTGGTAAAAGGCACTCAGAAGAGACAAAGAAAAAAATAAGTCAATCGAGAAGAAAATGAGCTACAAACTAAAAACTCTTGAACTGGAGAACTTCAACTCGTATCTCGGTAAGCACGAAATCTCGTTTGAAGAAAACCAGGGAAATCTAGTCTTGATAAAAGGAATAGATGAACTAGATGCATCATCTAACGGAACGGGAAAGTCATCAATCGTAGATGCCATTGTCTTTGCTATTTATGGACGTTCACTCAAGAAAGAGCTGAATCTCGACGATTTGGTGTGCAATAAATCAAAAGAACCCCTACGAGTATGCTTGACATTTGTCGATTCATCAAAAGGAATCGTAAAACATAAATACGCTATAGAGCGCATACGATCAAAAAGTCCATCATACTCAAAATGTAATCTATTTATTGATGAGGAACTAGTTTCTGCAGACTTGACAACTACCGAGACGCAGAATAAAATTGAACAGCTACTGGGTGATTATCAGATGTTTGTGAACAACAACGTTCTAAATCCAGAACTCTTCCGATTCCTGAAGGGTAACAGCGCTCAAAAGATCGACATTTTAGAGCGAGTATTGAATCTAAACATCGTGTCTAAAATCTTCTTTACTCTATCTAATGTCGCAAAAGAAGATCAGCAGGTTTTCTCTAAGAATGATGTTGAATACTATGCACTCAAGAAGACTTTAGAAAATCTAGCTCAGCAAGAAGAAAATGTCAATAAAAATGTAAAGGAAAACATTGAAATCCTATCTCTTCGCAATGAAAAGCTGCTAGCAGAAATAGTCGAACTAGAGAGTCAGAAAAAGATTCATTCTCTAAAGATAGAAGATCTAAGACCAGTTATTGAAAAGCTCGGAGAAGAGATAGCCGAACTCAATAAGAGTAAAATCGAAGTAGAACAAACCATTTCCGAGCATAAAAAGAGAATAACCTATTACGAAAAGAACGAAATCTGCCATGCGTGCAAACAAAAGATTTCTAACAGAGAATCGACGCTAAAAGAGCATAAAGAAAAACTGAAAGAATGTCAGAAGTCGATTGAATCTAATAGACGTGAAATAGAAAAGCTTCAATCGTCTGAAGTTCTTGTTGATTACGACAAAACAGCAAATGCGGCCAACGAATGCATAAAACAGATCAACGAAAAACAGTATCAAATAAAAAATAACAAGAAAACCATCGAAAAATTCAGCAACATCAGTTCTTCTGCTAGCCAGCTAAACGAAGTAAAGGTCAAACTAGAAGAAATAGAAGTAGAGTGGAAAGATTCCAAAGAAAAGATGGAGATTACCGATTTCTGGAGAGAACTATTAGTTCCCAAGTCAAAAGTAAGAATGGCTTTGACAGGAGATCTTCTCAAGATTCTGAATGCTAGTGTCCAGAAGCACATAAACAACTTCTACAGCAAAAACTTCAGTTTGCACTTCTTTGTCGACGACAACATCTATGAAGTAATAGAAATAGAAGGTCGTCGACTCAAATACGATCAACTCAGTTCTGGAGAGAAAGCTAAAGTAGACATCGTCATTGTTATTTCTCTCCTTGAAATCGCCATGACGTATTTCAAAAACAATAAGCTCAAGTTTTTGATTATTGATGAGGCTCTCGATCATTTAGACAACGTTTGGGCAAAATATGTGATAGAATTTATAAAGCAATATGCAATAAACTTGAACATGATGGTTTTATTTATTTCACATCATTCTGCCGTAGATGATATGACGTCTGTGTTTGACAATACAATCTACGCGACAAAGGGACTAGATGGAAACTCGTACATTTCAACGAACAGAGTATGTTGATGTAAACGAAACTGTAAAAGAAATCGAAAAGAGATTTCCTGTCGATCCTCACTATCGAGACTGGAAAGGCAGGGGCGAAATAAATGTAAGATGCCCAAAATGCACCGACAAAAAATACCATCTCGGATTGAATTTTGCCAAAAACGCTTTCAATTGTTATCGATGCACTTTTCACGGAAAACTTTCAGACTTCCTCAAATTCAATGGTATTAGATTTAGAACTAAAAATGAAATCCATGAATCTGTCTCTTCTCAGGGCGAATCATTCAAAATACAATCGCCTAAAGATAGAGAAAAAGACATGTCTATTTCTGAAATGGCTAAACGATATCTCATATCTCGTGGATTCGACTTCGAATTTGTAAGAAAAAACTTCAAAATAAGAGCCATCACAGATAAAAATCAGTATTACTTTGGATATATTGTTATTGACATAAATGATTATGCTTTCTATGCGAGAAAGTTCATAGATTCTGGACCTTGTCCTCACAAGCACGTCATACGAAAAACCGACCCGAACATGAAGCTGTTTTATGAATATAATAAAAACTATTCAGAAGTAGTTATAGTCTGCGAATCAATGCTGAATCTCGTAAAGGCAGCTCAGTTTGGATATGACGCGGTTTGTATTTTCGGAAAAAGCAAGTGGCAATCACTAGTTGAATATCTAAATAAGAGAAAAGATAATAGAGAAATCTGTTTAGTTTTCGATAAAGATGTAAATCTTCAACACGTTGAAGTGTTTGTATCGAAAGTTCTAAAAAAACAAGGCAGAGCGAAGATATCGTATACAGAGTCGTCAAAGATGATGTATAATGATATTGCCGATATGAAAACATCTGAAGACTTACAAAATCTCGTAAAACAGCGCAAATCAACAAATGACATCTTTCTAAGTCTAATAAGTTAGGAGAACAAAATGGACCAGAAAAACATCGAATTCAACCTCCAGGTTGAAACTCAGAAATCAATAGGAAGTCTTCAAAACTATGTCATGCAGCTCGATCAAGCCATTCAAATGATAGACGCCAACATGAGACAAGCATACGGCATTCTTTTGCAAGAAAACACTCGTCTAACAGTCCGAGTCAACTTCCTCTTGAATGAAATGAAAAATGGATTGAATGAGCAGGAACAGGTCGAGCTAGAAGAAAAGTTCAAAGTATTCATGCAGAGCGAGCAAGAAAAGATGCAAAAGGAAGTAGCTGAAGCCGTAAAAGCAAGAGAAAAAGAGATTGAAAACATCGAAAATAAAAAGCAGGAGTCGAGAATTGTCAGACCATAAAGAACAACAAATCCCTCTAGATTTCGTTTCTGAAGAATGGACCGTAGAAAAGACGCCTCTTGTTGTCTACGAAAATGAATACTATGCCATGCAAGAGAGAATCACAGTAACAGCTGTCAATGCTATCAATGAACTTCAAGGAAATCTAAAACGGTGGCAAGAACAAAACTTTGAAGACAGCACTACTGGTCCAGAATGGATGGCTCTCGGTGCTTGTGAAGAACTTGGAGAGCTGGCTCACATTCTAGTCAAGTCAAAACAAAAGATTAGACAGCACCAGTCTGGATTAGATGAAGGCGCTCTCAATGAAGTCGCCGATAGTGTCGCTGACATAACTATCTATCTAATGCAGCTATGTTCGCATCTTGGAATCAGCTTTGGCGACGAACTGTTCAAGACTGCGAATCATGTAATGCAAAGAGATTGGAAGAAATACCCAAAGAACGGAGTAACAGAATGACAGAGTTAGAAATAAAAAAGAGCTCCGAACAGCTATTAGATTTCAACAAGGAAATCTTTCTTGAGAAGTACGCTGTTCGCGAAATGCCTCATTCAGATAATCCAATGGAAAATCCAAGACCTCTCGAGACAGAAGTTTCAGAGGCATTCGCTAGAGTCGCCAAAACTCTTGCAGAAACTTTCTATAAATCTAAGTTCATTGATGAATCTTATCCTGGAAGTCTTGAAACTACGTTCTATAAAATCATGTCAGAGCGCCGTGGAATCGTTGCAGGACGAGCACTTCTTGCTATTGGAAATCCATGCATCAAACTGACTGCGATGAACTGTTTCGTTGTTCCCATTGAAGACTCCATAGATTCAATACTCGGAGACAGTTTCGAAGCCGCATCTAAGATTCAACAAGCTGGCGGTGGCTTTGGAGCAAACTTTTCTAGTATCAGACCAAAGGGAGCCTATGTAAAAGGTGTCAACTCAACAGCTTCTGGCCCTCTATCTTTCATGACAACATGGGATAGCATGATTGCTACAATGAAGTCGGCAGGTAATCGTCGAGGAGCAGGAATCGCTATTCTCGATGTAAATCATCCCGACATTCTTGAGTTTATTACAGCAAAGAGAAATAGTGGCCTCACGAACTTCAACATTTCTATAGGTATTACTAACGACTTTATCGAAGCTCTGAAGAATGACAAAGAGTACGAGCTAAAACACAATGGTAAAATCTATGGAAAGCTAAAAGCTAGAGCTGTTTTTGAAAAGTTTGTAGAAAACGCCTACAACTATAATGAGCCCGGAATCTTCTTCAAAGACCGCGTAAACGAATACAGCAACACTAGCTACTATCAGAAAATCGAGTCGACGAATCCTTGTATTGTTGGAAATACGATAATCGCTGTAGCCGATGGTAGAAATGGCGTTTCTATTGAGCAACTAGCCAGTGAAGGCAAAGATGTTCCTGTTTATTGCATCGATGATAATGATAAGATTTCAGTTTCTATGATGAGAAATCCAAGAATAACAGGATACAATCAACCTATTTATAAAATGACATTAGATAGTGGGGATGTTATTAGAGCGACATCTAACCATAAATTCTTACTAAATAACGACGAGTATGTTGAAGTAAAAGATTTGAAACCAGGTGATAGTCTGCGGATTATGATAAAAAAAGAAGCAGAGATAGAAAAAATCATAAAAAACAGCAATTCTAAGTCTCAAAAGTATGTATGGGTAGAAGATGGAAAAAGACGAACCAACATAGCAGAGCATAGACTTATCGCGCAGTTTCATCATAACAACAATGTTTCAATAAAACGAGGACTTGTTGTTCATCATAAAGATAGAAATGGCAGAAACAACTGTCCCTATAATCTTGAAATAATGACGAAAGCACAGCATGACGAACTGCACTCAAAACTTATGATGGGCAAAAACAATCCAATGAATCGTTTTCCAGAAAAGAATCCCTGGAACAATCTAGAATGGCAAGCAAAAATGCGTTTGAGAAATCATACTGGCAAAAAACGCAAAGAATCGACGAAACAAAAGATTTCTCAAAAGGCCAAAGAACGAATGACAATCGACTATAAAAAACAAATAAGCAAAAACGTTGAAAACTATTGGAACGATAATAAAGAAGAACTTACTTCTAGAATGATAAAAAGTCGAGTCGAAAACAAGCTCAAGAAGTATCAATCGATGACCGACTTAAAATGTTTTATACATCCCGACATCAGAGGATTAGTTGTCGTAGAAAAATCATGCGAAGGGTGCGGAAAAAAGTTTATTACTCCGTTTACGAATAGAGAAAGAGGATTTTGTTCTATTCAATGTGTTGCAAAACGAAACTCCAATAATCAAAAAGGAAAATCAATAAGCGCCGAACAGAAAGAAAAAATCTCTAAAACTCTAAAAGGACGAGTTTTTTCAAATGAGCATAGAAAAAAGCTATCAGAAGCTAACCATAAAAGATGGGAAAAAGTTCGTAGCATTCAAAACCATAAAATTGTTTCAGTAGAGTTTGATGGTTACGAAAATGTTTATAATGGAACTGTCGACGACTATCATAACTTCTTTTTAGGAGGATTTTACGAGAAAGACCAACAGATTTACATAGTTAGCAAGCAATGCGGTGAAATCCCGTTACCCGCGTATGGTGCGTGTGATCTAGGAATGGTTATTCTTCCTACATTTGTAAAGAACCCCTTCATAAATCAAGAAGTCGACATTGAAGGGCTAAAGGAAACAGTTAGAGGACTCGTTTTCATGCTAGATTCAGTTCTAGATGTTACAAACTGGCCTCTGAAGATGAACGAAAAAGTCGCCATGGCAGATAGACGTCTCGGCCTCGGAGTTACTGGACTTGCCGACATGTTGGCTATGCTCAAGATAAAGTATGATTCCGATGAAGGTGTCCAATTCGTCGACGTTCTCATGCAAACCATCAGGAACGCAGCTTATGAAGCTTCTATTGAACTATCCAGATTCAAAGGACCATTTCCAAAGTTCGATAAAGAAAAGTTCTTGAATGGTAAGTTCATAAAAGCGCTTCCTGAATACATTCGTCAAGACATCGAAAAGTATGGAATAAGAAACTGCTCAATCCTTACATGTCAGCCAGCAGGAACTATCTCACTGCTTCTCAATAACGTCTCGTCTGGAATAGAACCCATCTTTTCAATCAAGCAGAAGAGAAGGATGAGAGACGAATCAGGAAATCTAACTAGACAGTATGAACTACTCGACTATGCCTATAAAAACTACAAGATGTATGCGTTCGATAAAATGTACGGAGAAAAACCAGATTTCTTCCAGACGACCAAAGATGTCTCACTTCAGGGTCATCTTAGAATGCAAAACACTATTCAAAAGTATGTAGACAATAGTATTTCAAAGACAATCAACTTCCCTGAAGATACAGATTACGAATCATTCAAGAGTTTCATGTATAGCGTTCTTACAAGTGAGATGTATGTGAAAGGACTAACCACCTTTAGAGAAGGAACGATTCAATCTATTCTTACAGACGACGACAGGCCTCAAGCAAAAGAAGACGACTATCGTAAAAGAAGCTTCTCATACCAGATAAAGAGAAGTTCTGGACTTCCATCTGCTCACATTCATGTAACGTATAATCAGAATCAAGTTTCTGAAGTGTTTGTCGTTTCAAGAGACGTTGATTTCTACAAGCAGATGATGCCATACTGTAGATTACTGTCGATTGCTTTCAAGAAAGAGAAGAGCCTCGAGAGGATACTAGAGTTACTGCAAGAGCTCGAAGATATGGATTACATCGAATGTGATGAAAAGTTCATTTATAAAGGAAGACCTTATTTTCATTTCTTATCGGCAATGAAAGAATGTATCTGGGATACACTCGTCGAAATAGGCTTGATAAAAGAATCTGAGGACGACAAAGACGAACCGATAGTAGAAAACGATTTTGATTCTGCCTGCCCAAAGGGGATTTGCGAAATCTAAGGAGAAAATATGAAAATACAAAAAGCATGTTTCAAAATAGAAGATGCCTTTGCGGGTGATCAAATTCTCAAAAATATAGAAAAATATGGTCGAACTTGTTATAAATCTGAAGATAAAATAACGGATGAATCCGCGAAAAAGTTCGTAAAAACACTTATAGATAAAGGACATCTTTCAGTTTTAGAGCATGAAAAAATTACTGTCCGTATCATATGTGATAGAGGAGTTTCTCATGAAATAGTGAGACATAGAATTGGAAGCTATTCACAAGAATCGACTCGGTATTGCAATTATTCCGGCGAAGTTAAATATATTCAACCAGATTTTATTTTAAGTAACGACGATTTGCTTTTATTAGAAACGATTGAAAATCACTATAAAAAAAGAATAGACGAAGGACTCAAACCTCAGCAGGCACGTTACTTTCTTCCAAATGGATTAAAAACCGAAATTGTATGTACTTTTAATCTTAGAGAATGGAGACTAGTTTTAAAACAAAGAACGTCACCTTCAGCGCATCCTCAAATGCGCGAAATAATGATTCTTTTATTAAGCGAATTAAAAAAGCAAATACCTGTTATTTTCGATGATATTTAAGTTAATTTAACTACTACAAGCATTAGCCTGTTAGTAGGAGAAAACAAATATGACAGACAATTCTGGTATTTATTTAATTAAAAATATTATAAACGAATATAAATATGTAGGAAGTGCCGTAAATATTAGAAAAAGAAGAAATCGTCACTTAAGTGATTTGAGAAAAAATAAGCATCATAGCAAATATCTTCAGCGAGCTTGGAATAAATATGGCGAAGAAAACTTCATATTTGAGGTTATTGAAGAAGTTATAGATAAATCAAGTCTTACCGAACGAGAACAATATTATTTAGACATTTTAAATCCAGAATATAATTTAGAAAAAACTGCATATAGTTCTCTTGGTATTAAGAGAAGCAAAGAATATATTAAAAAATTATCTGAAAGAATAATTACCGATGAGTGGCGGAAGAAAATGCGAGAAAGTCATTTAGGAAAAAAGCACTCGGACGAAACTAAAAAGAAGATGTCTTTATCTCATAAGGGAAAAATAAGGAGTGAAGAACATCGAAAAAATTTATCTTTAAGTTTAAAGGGAAAATCATATAAAAGCAAAGGAAAAAAGAAAAAACCACTTTCAGAGGAACAAAAAGCAAAAATGTCCCTTTCGCTCAAAGGAAGAAAAGCCTGGAATAAAGGAATTAAAACAGGACCGCAATCTAAAAAAACTAAAGAAAATAAAAGAAAAGCTCGACTAGCCTATCTAGAAAGAATTAAAAATATTGTATTCGAGGAATAATCATGTCAGATTATAAAATGAATAAACCTATCGTCGGCAACAAGAAAACACTATGGTATAAGACGCTTATCGCTATCTATAAAGCAAACAAACCTTTATGTAAAAAAGAATGGCTAAAAGCAGCGAACATAAGCTTTAGCGACGAAAAGCCCATTTTTTCGTCAACTGGAAATTCACAATGGTCTTATAGACATTGGAGAGGATTGTATCCCGCGATGTTCAAGCATTTTCAATATTTAGATTTAGTTTTTTATTCAACAAAAGACAAAAAATGGTACATGAATAGAAAAAACTATGAAAAGTTTTGTAAAAATCTATGCATAGATAAGGAGTAATCGCATGTCAATGCCACTTTATAATGTATGTCCTGCAGAATGGGTTTCAAAGAAAAACCTTAGATTTCTATATTTAGCTGAACATGTAGCTAGCTGGTCAAAAGATCCATCAACTAAAACAGGATGTGTTATAGTGAGACCTGATGGCACAGTCGCATCAATAGGTTATAATGGATTTCCAAGAGCCATTAAAGATGATGTAGATCTTTTGCAGAATAGAGAAGAGAAATACAAAAGAACTATTCATTGTGAAATGAATGCTATCTTGTCAGCAAGAGAACGACTAGATGGTTATACATTATTTAATTGGCCGGGACAATCATGTGAACGATGTGCAGTTCATATAATTCAAGCTGGAATTATTAGAGTTGTATCACCTAAAATAGCAAGTGATTTTTCAGCAAGATGGAAAGAGCAAACAGATCTAGCTGAAAAACTATTTGCCGAAGCTGGCGTTGATTACTTTTATATTGAAGTAAAAAGGGAGAAAGAAAACAATTATACATAAATTCTGATAAAAATCTATAAAATCTTCATAATTTATATGATATAATAATTATGGAGAATCTTATGATAAACGTAGTATACCGAATAAGAAATATAAAAAACAATATGATTTATATCGGAAGTACAGTAAATAGCATTTCTAGATGGAAAGGACACGTAAAAAGTCTAAGAGAACAAAAACATCATAGTAAGCACTTACAACGTGCTTGGAATAAATATGGCGAGAAAAACTTTGTATTTGAAATCATCGAAGAAGTCTTAGACAAATCAAATCTTACCGGACGAGAACAATACTATTTAGATATTCATGAATCATACAATAGAAATAAAGGATATAATATCTGTCCTAAAGCTGGATTCAATACACGAGGGGCTTCATTCTATAAAACAAAAGAATGGCGGGACAAACAAAGAAAAGCTCACTTAGGGAAAAATAAAAGTCAAAAAACTAGACAAAAAATGTCGGAATCAAGAAAAGGAATAAAATTTTCTCAAGAGCATAAGACAAATCTATCGAATGCACTAAAAGACAAGCTAAAAGGCGAAGGAAATCCTATGCATGGTAAAAAGCATTCTGAAGAAACCAAACAAAAAATGCGAGAAAAAGCAGTAGAAAGAAATCTTAAAAATAGAAATATTAGAGCAAAACTAAGTGATATAATGATTTATGAAATACGAAATCTACACCCTAAGTTGTCATATAAAAAAATTGCTAGTCTGTATAACGTTCACTTTTGCACGATACGAAACATCATAAAAAATAAAACGTACAAAAATATAGAGGTGTAAATATGTGGCACATGCTTTGTGGCGCTAATTATGTAGGAAAAACGACAACTATCGATTTTTTGAAAAAAAGATGTAAAAGTGCTTTATTTTTTTCTCATCCTAGATTCAATGATAGCCAATATTATTATTTCAATTATTTAGTTCCAGAAAAAATTGGCGAAAATTATAATGCCAAAAAACAAATAACTACACATATACATAGAGACGTCGTTTATCAGGTTTCACACATGGTATGCCTGAAGTATCTTGAATCAGTAAAAGATAAAAAAATCATCAGCGACAGGTCATTTATTTGCGAAATGGTGTATAATGAACTAGTTGAAACAAAAATATACGAAGAGTTTATAAACACGCTAATAAAGAACTTCGATTATACCATCCATTTGCTTACCGTGAAAGATGATGCAGTGCTCAAGAATCGAATCATAGAACGTCTCAAGAAAGATGCAACTAAAACATATGGAAT